TTGACTCAGTAACCTTGCCTAGCGGAACGGGGCTTAGTGCATCAAACTTTGAGGACAAAGCATTCATGGTCAACACAGTGCCTAGTCCTACAACATTTACAATTACATCAAGCGCCGCTGCGAGTGCGAGTATATCAACGGGTGGTTCTACGACTGTAGAATTTTACACAAAAGTTGGACCACAAAAACAAACCTACGGTTATGGATGGGGTGTGGGTCCATGGGGTGGTAATGTAGTTGGAGCCACAACATCAACAATAAATGAAGGTGGCACGTTTAGTGATAGTGATACAACTTTAACACTTACAAGTGCAGCTGCTTTTCCAAGCTCAGGCACAATACAAATAGGTAGTGAGTTAATTACATACTCTGGTAAGTCTAGTAACGACCTAACAGGTCTAACTAGAGGCACAAATGGCACGACGGCTGCTGAACACTCTAACGGCGCTACAGTCACAAACGCATCTGACTTTAGTGGTTGGGGTATTGCAATACCAGCCGACCAAGCAACACTAGAACCTGGTCTTTGGTCGCTTAATAATTTTGGTGAGGTGTTGGTAGCCACTATTGCAAACGGTGAAACATTCACATGGAATGCAGGGGCAACTAGTCCAACGTCAACAAGAGCGTCAAAGTCTACAAGTGGATTTGCAACAAGCAATAACCCTACCGCATCAAGACTTACTATCATATCACCAACAACTAGACACTTGATACACCTAGGTACGGAAACTACAATAGGCACAACGTCTACACAAGATGATATGTTTATAAGATTTTCAGAGGCAGAAAACATAAATAGTTTTACACCAACATCTACGAACACAGCTGGCACATTGAGATTACAAGACGGCACAAAAATCATAGGAGCCATACAAGCAAAAGAAAATATATTAGTGTGGACTGACAACGCGCTGTACACAGTTAGAAATGTTGGACAACCTTTTGTGTTTGGTGTTGAACAAGTTGGTACAAACTGTGGCTTAGTTGGTAAGAACGCAGCTGTTGAGGTAGATGGCATTGCATACTGGATGAGTTCAAAAGGTTTCTTGTATTATGATGGTACAGTTAAAACATTACCTTGTGCTGTAGAGGATGAGGTGTTTGATAATTTTGACACTACAAAGGGGCAACAAGTTGCAGCGGGTCTTAATAGTTTATTTACAGAAATAATTTGGTGGTATCCAGCAAACAATGATTTTAATAACAAAGCAGTTTCTTACAACTATGCAGAGTCAGCACCAGTGCCTGGTGGTGTTTGGTCTTTATCTACAGAACCTAGAACATCTTGGATAGATGGTAAAGTTTATGAAAAACCATACGCAACAAAGTTTGATACAACTGGCACAGGCAGCTTTCCAACAATACTTGGTGAGAGCGGTTTAGGACAAACTAAATATTTTCAACACGAGGTTGGTACCGACCAAACAAACGAAGATGGCACGGTTACAACAATCACATCTTTCATACAGTCTTATGATTATGATATTGCATTACAAGGTGGTGAGGGTGATAAGTTTGTATCTGTAAGTAGATTTATACCTGACTTTAAAAATTTAAATGGTAATGCTGATGTTACACTAGCTATAAAAAGATTTCCGGCACAAACAGAGGCATCGTCAACAAATAGTCCTTTTACAATCACATCAAGCACAACTAAAAAAGACACAAGAGCTAGAGGCAGGTATGTAAATGTTAAAATAGAAAACACATCTGCAAATGAGTCTTGGAGATATGGCACGTTGTCTTTAGATGTAAAACCAGACGGAGGCCGATAATGTCAAAGATTGTAGTTAGAATACCAGAACCAAAAGACGAGTATGATCCAAGCACACAAAGACAGATCAACAGAACGTTGTCAAATGTGATAGATCAATTAAATAGCACATATCAACAAAGCGTAAGAGATGATCAACAACAACAAGCGTGGTTTTTAGGATAGATGGCAAATAGATATAAAAACTCAAAAGTAGATTTAACTACAACAAACTTAACAACACTATACACGGTGCCTGCTGAAACTGTGTCCATAGTAAAATCTTTTCTAGTATCTAATGATGATGCTAGTAATGCGTGTGAGATCACCGTGACTCTGGTAAACTCAGGAGGCACGATATTTAGCTTGTTCAAACAAAAGGACATAGCTGCAAAAACAACAACTGAACTACTGACACAACCTTTGGTTTGTGACGAAAGTGAGGTTATAAAGGTGCAGGCAGAGAATGCTAACGACTTACATGTCGTTCTGTCGTATCTAGAAATAACAAGAGACTAGGAGGAAATATGGCATTTGAAGAACCAGGATCGGTAGCATACTTATACGAGGGCGATAAGAAAATAGCTCAAATAAAGGTTGACACTACCGTGGTATTGAAAAATTTAAAAACTGGCAAAGAGTATAACTCTGATGCTGAGGGTGACGCTGACGTGGATGATCCAAATACTGATACAAAGAGAGAGGACATATCAAGAAGCGTCTATATAAAAGTAGCTAAAATGCCCGCTGTGGGCGCAGAATCGTAGTTGCATTTTATGATAAAAGGCAGTAAATTCAATAAAAGCCTCATTTCAAGCCTAGGCCACTTGCATCTTCACGATAAATCAGTAGGAAATATATAATGAGTCTAAGAAAATTTTTAAGAAGAGTAATACCAAGAGAGATACGAGAGCCAATAAGCAAGGTCACCGAAAGCCTCGAGGACGCTGTACGTCCAGTCACTGACCCTGCAAGAAGATTTATATCAAAAGCTGTACCCAAAGAATTAAAACCTTTTCTATCAACTGGCATAGCCATAGCCACAGGGGCCTTTGGTGGGCCAGCAGGGGCTTTTTTAAGGACAGCTATAATTGATGCGATGTTACAAAAGGCGATGATAGATCCAGATGCTGAAGACACTGGTATAAGTTTAGCACAATCTTTGACGGCAGGGGCAGGAGGCTCTCTTAAAGCTGCAGCTGCTTTGCCAAAAGCGTTGCCCACGCAAGGTCAGCCGCTGACCGTAGGTGACAAAATAGCAAACTTAGGCATTGAAGCTGGTCAAATCGCAGAACCTTATTTAACAGCACCTAACTTAGATATGGGTTTAAAAGATCTTGCCAAGCAAACTCTTAAGTATTCAACAGGTTTGGGAGCAACACAACTACCACAAACTGTAGAAGATATTAAAAAAGGTGTGGAAACAGAACAAGATGCTTTGGCTGCGTCTGAAGCAGCAACAAGAGCAAACTATGATGAATTGCAACGGCAAAGAGTGGCCTCTATGTTGGGATCTTTTGAAAGAGCAGGATTTGAACCAGAGGAAACACAAAGAGAAATAGAAGAAGAGGGATTAAATATATCACTAGCAGACGTGCAAGACTACTTTAATAAGGCAAGACAGTTTGTTGCAAGGGGTGGTCGTATTGGTTTTCAAGATGGTTCACAAGAGGGACCTATGACAATGAGAATGGGTATAGGTAAATTTATAGAAGAAGAAAAAGTAAGAAGAAGAATGATTGATAGAGTACGAAGAATGATGAATGCAAAGGCATTTAACATGCAACAAGATTTACCGGGTCCTGTGATGCGTAATCTAAATATGCTTAACCCTTTTGACAAAGACCCTACAGGTCAACAAGAAATATTTAATATGAAGAATAGGTACATGGACACAATAGATACCATGAAAGAACAAGGACTAAACAGAGCAAAAGACTTAAGAAAATTATTAGATCAATTACCAACACCCAAACAAGATTTTGAGTCTTATGTAAACATGATTGACAAAAACTTCCCAGCTAGAAACAACACAGAAGGCAGACAATTTGCTAACCAAGGTGGACGTATGACACCAGAGGGTGACCCAATATCACCGGATGTGCCACCGGGCATGCAGATGGATCTACGTGGCGGAGGCTTCATACCTCTTGGCACTAAACCAAGAGCCGACGATGTGCCAGCCATGGTAGGCAAAAACGAGTTCGTGTTGAATGATCGCGCAGTTTCTGGTATAGGTAAGATGATAACAGGTAATCCGGACCCAAGG